ATGTCAAATGCATTTAGCAAAGAAGAGCGCGTCGCTTTTGAAACCCTCCTAGAAGGCTTCCAAGACGCATTGGTACTGTCCAAAGCAGTAGCAACATTCAACACCGACTCTCAGACAATGGAGCGTGCGCGGGATACTATCTGGCGCCCACAGCCTTACATTGCTCAGTCTTTTGACAGCACTGTAGGCACATCTATCTCGTCCAACTACGACGATATGGTGCAATTGAGCGTACCCGCTACGCTCGGCTTTAGCAAAACCTCCGCATGGAAGTTGAACGCTAAAGAATTGCGCGATGCCTTGCAAGAAGGCCGATTGGGTGATGCTGCAAAGCAGAAACTGGCAAGCGATATCAACGTTGCAGTGATGAACGTGGCAGCTACCCAAGGAACTTTGGTTGTTGCAACTGCTGGCGCTGCTGGTGACTATGACGATGTGGCTTTGTGCGACACCATCATGAATGAGCAGGGCATTCCGAACTACGACCGCTATCTGGCATTGTCTAGCCGCGACTACAACGGTTTGGCAGGCAATTTGGCAGCGTCTACCCGTTCGTTTGGTAACGCCAAGTCTGATAAGGCATATGAACGATCTTACGTTGGCATGGTTGCAGGTTTCGAGACCTACAAACTTGACTACGCACAGCGCATCACTGCTAAGGCAGGCTCTGCAACCATCGCTACCAACGGCGCTCAGGTGCGATTCGTCCCCGCTTCCACTACCAACTCGGTAGCAGGTAAGCTGAACGTTGATAACCGATTCCAACAAGTGACCGTATCGGCTACCGCTGGTATGGTTGCTGGTGATGCGTTTACCGTTGCTGGTATCGAGGCAGTGCACCACATCACCAAGTCGTCTACAGGCCAGCTAAAGACCTTCCGAGTTATCTCGGTTGACTCTGGCACTACTATGACGATCAGCCCTCCAATGATCGGTGCCAACTCTGCTCCCACGGACGCTGAGTCTGCATACAAGAACATCAACGTGGCTAGCACATCCGCTACCGCTGCAATCGTGTTCTTGAACAACAACGCTACGAGCATCAACCCATTCTGGCAAAAGGATGCAATCGAGATCCTGCCAGGACGTTATTCCGTGCCAGGTGACGCTGGTGTTGCAATCATGCGTGCCGCTACCGATCAAGGTATCGAACTGGTAATGCAGAAGTTCTATGACATTGACACAATGACCACCAAGTACCGCTTGGATACATTGTTCGGTGTGGTGAACAAGCAGCCAGAGATGTCTGGCGTGTTACTGTTCAACCAGTAAAGTGAATTAGGAGGGGCTTCGGCCCTTCCTTTTTAACTATGATTTTCCCTACTCACGTTTACCGCTGCCCAGGCTCCTACGTTATGACCAATGGGTTATCGTGGAGTTGTCAGACTGCGAATGACATTACAGAATATGACCAAGCTATCGAAGCCGGATGGTTTGCGACGATTGAACTAGCCACAGCCGATGCAGGTGAGAGTGCGTATTCTCACAAAAAGATAGCTGAATGGCGCAAGAAAAAGCTATCAAAAAAGAAAATCAAAAAGCAAGCCGTTAAAATAGAAGTTCCTATTGATTCACCCCCAACAAGGGAAGAGCTTGAGCAAAAAGCCAATGAGCTGAATATCAAGTTCGACGGCAGGACAACTGATAAAAAACTGGCTGAGAAAATCGAAGGATTATTGTGAGCTACACAAAACGGCAGTTTATCAACGCATCACTTGAGGAAATAGGAATAGCGGCCTATGACTTCGACATCTCTCCCGAACAGTATGAGAGTGCATTGCGTCGATTAGATTCGATGATGGCCACATGGAACGCTAAAGGCATTCGGGTGGGTTATTCAATCCCTACAAGCCCTGAGAATAGCGACCTAGACCAAGAGACAACCGTACCGGATTCTGCCAATGAAGCCATAATCACCAACCTTGCGATTAAGCTCGCACCGGGTTATGGCAAGATGGTTAATAACGACACCAAGGCAACGGCTAAAGACACATTGAACACACTGGCCGCTATTCATGCCATGCCATTGGAGCTACAACTACCAGGCTCTATGCCTTCCGGTGCTGGCAACAAGTTTGTAGATATTCCATATTTGTCACCGCCTACCGACCCACTATTGGCGGGTAATGACAGCGCTATCGACTTTAACTAAGGTTCACATGACCACGATCAACCAACTATCTAGTTTGGACACACTGAGCAGCGGCGACCAACTTCCAGTATTCTCTACAAGCAACGGCGATGCTCGAAAGTCCAGTATCTCGCTTTTACTGGCATACATTGCTGCAAACCTGGGCAGCGCAGCAGGTACTTCGATTACCCTGAGTAGCTTCATCAAAACAACCCCCGTACCAGTGGCAAGCCTTCCAACAGGCACGGCCGGAACAAGGGCATGCGTCACAAACGCCACACAGACGCTAACCGCTGGAATTGGTGCAGTCGTAGTGGGTGGAGGCTCAAATACCGTCCCAGTGTTCCACGATGGCACTAACTGGCGCATTGGCTAAACAAGGAGAATCAATATGACATTTGGAACACAATTTCGCCCACGAGTAGGCGGCAATCTGGTAGTAACCCCCGCTGCGGGGTCTGCTAACTCTGCAATCAATAGCCAAGATACGGCTATACGATTAGCTAACAGTGGAGCAAATATCTGCTACGTGCGAGTGGGTGAGGCTGCACAAACTGCAACAACTGCGGACTTGGCAGTTTTACCAAACAGCACGGCAATCATTCAAAAGGCCAATGGTCACGCGAACATTGCTTATATTTCAGCCGCTGGCACTACTTTGAACATTCACACAGGCAGCATCTAAATGCAAGTGCCGATTCTGAATGGGGTCTACACGGATGCAGGGCCGGACTTTCGGACTGCTTACCCGGTCAACCTGATACCTACTCCGGTAGAGAATGGAATCAGCAAGGGATATTTGCGCCCTGCGGATGGCATTGTCTCCAACGGTACAGGCCCAGGCGCTGACCGTGGCGGCATCAATTGGAACGGAACTTGTTATCGGGTAATGGGCACAAAGCTAGTCAGCGTGGCTAGTAATGGAACCGTGACCACATTGGGCGACGTTGGCGGATCTGGGTTAGTCGTAATGGATTACTCATTCGACCGCCTAGCCATTGCGTCTAGCGACAATCTATTCTATTGGAACGGCTCAACACTCACGCAAGTGACTGACGTTGACTTAGGCCCAGTGGTTGATTTTTGCTGGGTTGATGGATACTTTCTAACCACTGACGGCGAGTTTTTGATTGTCACTGAGTTAAATGACCCTACCTCAGTCAATCCATTGAAATATGGATCATCCGAGAGCGACCCAGACCCTATCAATGCGCTTATTAAACTCCGTAATGAAGTCTACGCATTAAACCGCTACACCATCGAAGTGTTCGATAACGTGGGAGGGGATTTCTTTCCATTCGCTCGCGTATCTGGTGCGCAGATTCAAAAGGGCGCTATCGGTACGCATGGGAGTTGCGTATTTGCTGAAACCATCGCATTCTTAGGCAGTGGTAGAAACGAATCACCCGGCATTTATCTTGGCGCCAACGCAACAGCGACCAAAATCAGCACGTCTGAGGTTGATTTAGTGCTACAACAGTTCACCGAAGTCGAGTTGCAAGGCGTAAAGATTGAAGCTCGCACCGACAGATCACACCAATATCTATACGTCCACCTTCCTGATAGGACGATGGTGTATGACCTGGCCGCATCGCAAGCACTTCAAACTAGCGTCTGGTTCACCCTTACCAGTTCTTTAACAGGATTTAGCCAATATCGCGCTCGCAATCTGGTTTGGGCGTATGACAAATGGCTAGTGGGTGACATATCTGGTTCGGGTGTTGGGTACTTTACCGACACCGTGGGCACTCATTGGGGCGATACGGTTCGCTGGGAATTCGGCACGTCGATTACTTACAACGCTGGCATGGGTGCAATTTTCAATCAGCTTGAACTTGTCGCACTCACCGGGCGGGTGGCACTTGGTGCAGATCCACTAATCAGCACGTCCTATTCCATCGATGGAATAACTTGGAGCCAACCAAAAACCATAAGCGCCGGGAAAATTGGTAACAGGACTAAACGACTGGTATGGTTTAAGCAGGGTTCAATGCGTAACTGGCGAATACAGCGGTTTAACGGCACTACCGACGCGCATCTATCATTTGCAAGGCTAGAGGCTCAATTAGAGGCTTTGAGCGTATGAAGACCCTAAACCTAACACGCAATCAGCTTGCTGCTTTTCTCAAGGACCACGAATCTATAAAGCAGTTTGAGAATCTGTTTTCTGTAGTTGATGATATTGGGTCTAGTGGGTTTAACGAGCTTTTGGCTGACGCTGGCACAGCTATTGCAAAAGCTAACCAAGCATTAGATGCGCTGAATAATCTCGCCAAGAATCTTGAATATATCGCGCCTGACCCTTTAAACAATCACGTAAAAACTGATTACCTCGATATGTCCACCACTGCGCCAACTACGGGTGCGGTAGGGCGTATGCGATGGAACGATAC